AAGGGAAACATAAATTGGGCTAGTGTCGGTGAGATGAGCCGCCCCTTTAAAAAGATGTTTGAGAGTCTAAATATTACGGGAGTTAAACCACTTCACGGGTTTAGGGCAACGGCAATAAGTAACCTTCTGGATAACGGAGTGTCACCTAGAATAGTACAAGCTTTAGCCCGGCATGAAAACATAGAAACTACGATGGGATACCATAATGATTCCAACCTCCAAATCGCCCCGCAAATAACGGGGCTGATCTAGTATGATACCCTGCTGATGGTAAATCAGCGCAGTTCCCACCTTATCGGGGGCTTCATGCCCCCATCTCTTCAATTTGCATCAATGCCTTTTGAGCGATTAACGCTCTTTCTTCTTCCTTAGAGTATTTCTTAGTAAAACTTAATATTAGTTCTTTTATTTTTCTTAAAATACCCATTTAAATCTCCATTTATTCACCCATGATAATGCTTGCTTGCGGGCGGTTAAGATTTAGCAATCTCTTTCAGAGCAGATTTAGCAATTGCCAGCGCATCTTCCAATAATGCTATATTTTTGTCCTTGTCTTCCAACCGAGCTTCAAGGTCTACGATTCTTTGCCGCAGATGTTTTTCTACCGAAGCGTTTCCCGCCCCGGAATCTGAACCACTAAAAACTTCTTCCAGACGTTTTTGGTTACTTTTAGAAGGTTTAGACATCCCTCTTTCCCATTTATAAACAGAAGAATGAGGTGCGCCCACCTTTTCGGCTAGTTCCTGCTGGCTCCATCCCTGTGCCTGTCTAGCCTGCTTTATAAGTTCTGGTTTCATAAATCATTTATGAGCCATAAAAAAGACTTGACAAGTGCTATTACTTATCATAGTGTGTATATAAATTAAGATTTTACAAAGACTTACACAAGCTAAAAATGACGATCAAAGAACTATTACGGAACTCAGGTGTCACGTTGCAAGATGTGGCAGATGGTGTCGGCCTCTCAGTTTCAAAGGTGTGTCAGCTTTTGGACGAGGAAACCATCGATTCGGTTCGCCAACATTCGTTGGGTCTAGTGAGGGACAGAACCGAGTATCTGAGACAGGGGTTGGACGCTATTGAAGCAAAAGAGGGCATTGATGCCCGGCCCCGCCATGACTGACGGATATATCAAACTTCACCGAAAGATCGAAGACGATGAGCTTTGGCTTACCGAGCCGTTTACCAAGTCTCAGGCGTGGATCGACATTATTCTTAATGCCAACCGATTGCCCGGAAAAGTGATGATCAGAGACATGGCGATTGATCTCGATACGGGGCAATTAGCATGGTCGCAATTGACCATGTGCAAGCGTTGGAAATGGTCCCGTGGGAAGGTGAAAAGATACCTAAATTTACTCCAAAAAATCGAACGCATTTTAGTACAACAGATAGGACAACACAGTACGCTCCTAACTATCTGTAATTATAAGAAATATCAGGTTGGCAGGACAACAGGCGAAACAAAGACGATACCGCAGGCGGGGCACAAACAAGAAAGTATAGTATTAGGTAGTATTGAAAATAATATTAAAAATAATATTATTTCCCCTACTACCTTGTGCTTTTACGAAGAAGTGATTGCTGATCTCAACGAAGCTTGGGGAAAGAAATACCACCCAGACACTTACGAGAAAAAAATTACGGCCCTTCAGAAAAAGGGATACACGCTTGAGGACTTCAAAGCCGTTCATCGAAAGATGAAAAAGAAATGGGAAAACGATCCGAAGATGAAAACTTATCTCAGACCAAAAACGATCTACCTCCCAGAAAATTTTGATAGCTATGTGAACTTAGACGATTCCGTTCCTGACATTCCGTTGAAGCCAACGAGAGCAAACCTAGATCAACGCAACCGAAATACCGCAGATGAAATCAGAAGAAAATATCTTGGAGGACAACACCCAAGCAATACTGACCGCCCTTCAAGCGATGTGCGCCAATTACCGGCAGGATCTGACGGAAGAGATGATGGCGACATGGAGCGCAGGACTTCAGGATCTTACTCCCAACCAGATCGCAGTAGCGACCCTGCGAACAATCAAATCTCTTTCCTGTGAATACCCGCCTTATTTCCCGAAGATCGCTCAGTTCCGTGAGCTTGTTGAAAGGGTGGAACCCGGCGGGGCATTTCAGTCTCAGCTTAATAACCCGGAATGGAAGGGGCTACCTGAACCCGATTGGGTGCATGAAGAACGGCATGAGATGGTTAAAAAAAATGTCGGCAAACTGGTGGCAATGGTCAAAAGCGGGAAGCCCATCAAGAAAGCTATCCCCTACAAGCACACTGGAATTGAGAACGGCAGGCAGTTTGAGATGTGGCGAGATGATGAAGGCTTGGATTGGGTTTATTTCCACGACCACCCGGCTAATAACAGGCCAGAGGAATGGAAAACTGAAGCCCCGAAAAGGGAATCAGAAAAAGATCGTTACGAGAGGGTAAAGAGGGCGCATGGATATGAATGAGTTTGTGGAAGCACTTAGGGAAAACACAGAAGAAATGCGGAAATTAAACGAGCTTCTCGGCCCCGCAATCAAGAAGACCGATGCACTTCAAGAGAAACGTGCTGATGTCAAGCAGTTGAGAGCAGGGATTTCAAAACAATTGGACAAGCTTTATGGCCCTCAAGCTAACTGACTGTCTTTACGAGAATGTGACTGTGAGGAAGCCATGGCTTGCTCGGCTGGTCGAGGGCCTAGTTCCATCTAAGCCACCCAAAAAGGAGAAAATAATGAACAAAGAAAAGGATAATCATGGTTGAAGTCGCTGTCAAGGATTGGTTTGAAGTTATCGAAAATATGGATAATCAGGATTACCGGGACTACCCCGCCATATCCAAATCCGACCTAGATCGAATCAAGAAATCTATCGCCCACTGGCAGGCCCCTTCTCAGCCCCCTACGGCTGACATGGTTGAAGGCACGGCGGCGCATAGCATTGTTTTAGAAACTGACAAATTCCACAGGGATTATGTTAGATCGCCAAAGTTCAACCGGCGCACCAAAGAGGGCAAGCTGGAAGCAGAGGCTTTTGAGCTTAGAAACAAAGGGCGTACTCCACTCAACGAAGACCAGTATCACCGGCTAGAAAATATCTATAACGCCGTTTACGCCCATCCGATTGCGAGTAAGCTTTTTGAGGAAGGCAGATCCGAGGTTTCCTATTTCTGGGAGCAAGATGTTTATGTTGAGGGGCAATTCCATAAGGTTACTTGCAAGGCCCGGACAGACTTTGTGACAGAGGAAAATAACATTTTAGTGGATTTTAAAACGACAAGGGATGCTTCCCCGGAATCGTTTGCCAAATCTGTTGCAAATTACCGCTATCACGTTCAGGCGGCGTGGTATCGAGAAGGTTGGTATCGGATACATGGCGAATACCCGGCTTTTATATTCGTTTGTGCTGAAAAGTCCGAACCCTATGGCGTGGCGGTTTATACCTTAGACGAGAGTTCGCTTGCTGAAGGCTGGTTGCAGGCAAAAGCCGATCTCGCCAAATACGCCTTCTGGAAGGCAACGCCCGAACTTGATCGGGTGGATGGTTATCCAGAGGAAATCACCGAACTCAGCCTACCAAGGTGGGCCTTCAAGGAGAATTAAAGGGGAAAAATGCTTACAAAACTAACAGAAAGTTATTACACGCTATCAGAGCTTGCTCTTCGTGCAGATGTTTCAATTGACCATCTAAGGAAACTTTGTCGAACAGGAAAACTTAAATCCACAAGAGTAGGTGGAATTCGTGGACCTCACATGATTGAAAAGGAATTAGGTGATGAATTTATTACAAATGCTCTGGACAAAAAGTCGCAAACAAAGGAGAAGGCTAAACCCAAAATTGTCAGAGCTGGGCAAGGATCGACCTTACCCCCAGAAGGTTGGGAACAGCAAGGTACAGCTAAAATGGACAAAATAATGGATATGGCACTCACTAGCTTAGAGATGAAGATGGAGCAACTGGAAGAACAAATATCTTTTTGCAAATACCACTGTCCTCATTCAAAAAATGTGACAGACAAATTTCATTTAATCCGAGATAGAGAAGAATCAGTTTCAAATTCATAAGTAATACTCCCTGCAATCAAAAACAAAGGAAAGAGAAAATGGACGGGAAACAACTGGTTGTAAAATTAGACGAAATGAAACCCAAGTTCGCAAATGCTTTGCCTAGCTACTGCGGGTTTAACCAAGATCATGTGATACGAACAGTGCTGACCGAGGTTCAAAAATCACCGAATCTCATGAAATGCACTTTTAACTCTATTGCTCAAGCGGCCTTGGAAGCCTGCTCATTGGGGCTTCTACCCAACTCAGTGCAGGGATTGGCGTATCTGGTTCCTTACGGGGACAAATGCCAACTCATTCCGGGCTACAAGGGCCTAATCAAGCTGGCTCTCCAATCACCTCATGTCAACTCAGTCAACGCCCATTGCGTTTACAGTTATGACAAGCTTGAGGTTGAGTTCGGGCTGATTCCCAAACTGATTCATGTGCCAAATGTAACCAACCCGGAAAAAGGGGAATTTATCGGGGCCTATGCCGTGGCGAACATGGCGAATGGCGATCCTGTTTTCAGGTATTTACCCAAGTGGCGCATTGATGAGATTAAAGCTAAGAGTAAAGCCGGTAAAGGTGGCCCGTGGGTTTCAGATTACGAATCAATGGCGATGAAAACGGCAATCAAATCCTTAATGAAGGTGCTTCCACTTGAGATGGACAAGATCGAACTGGCGGCCCTGAAAGCTGAAGACGGATCGGCTGGATTTGAGTACGACTTGGATGCAGAGGATTGGGAGTATGTTGACGGAGAGGAACAGGAAGATACAGAAACCAAAAAGTTGAACGAAAAATTTTCGGGCCAATCTGGTAAATCGAAATCAAAAAATCAGAAAAATCAAAAAACCGAAACTGAAAAATTGGAAAAATCCCATCAAGAAGTGACCTTGCTCCAAGTCGAAGGTGAGGATGGTGAAATGGTTTCCAATCTTTCTGGGATCGAGCTTGCTCGGAGCGAGTTGAGAGCAAAGAAGGATGACAAGGAAGGACTTAAAGCATTCTATCAACTCAATGAACCTAAGTGGGCCAAGGAACTCGGCCCGGAACACAGCAACGAGCTTGGTGAACTCTACGAAGAATTGGTGAACGCATGATGTCCATGAACCCATCAGTCCAAAGCAATTTCTCCTCAGTAGGGGGTTCTTCCCTTTTCTATACCCCGTTAAAAAATTGCTAACCAAAAAGCTTTTTGCATAGGGCGAAGGTGGCTGATGGGTACTGCATCAAGACTTACATACCAAGGGTATGCTGACAGAAAATATCGAGCAGGAGATAAATGCCATCGCAAACGGAACTTGTATTCTTGTTCATGCGGCAAGCTGGTCATCCTTTTTGAGAATGATGTTAAGAGAGGAAACACAAAATCATGTGGTTGCCTGAATAGTGAAAACTCTCGGATGAAATGTATAAAGATGAACGAAGAAGGGATAAGCAAGCCCTTCCAAAAAGGGAACCAAATGGCAAAAGGGAAGAAGAATAATCCGGGTAATACTAAAGGCTATGTTGCTTTTTACGAAAATTATCGCACTTACGAAGGCAAGATTATGGTCCCTTTAAATGTCGCTCAATCTATTTGGGCTGGCGAAATAACTTACGAAGAAATTGCAGAGCAAAAAAAACGAAATGGTTCCAAGATCGCAGACTCTAATTAATCGACAGAGAAGAATTGAAACCGCCGCTTGGCGGGAGTCTGTTGGGAAGCTTTACAAAAATACTGCAAAGAACTCGCAGAAGGGTATCGGTTCAGTCAACAAGGATGCCCGCAAGGTTATGGCAGAAGGGGTGCGTGTTGTAGCAGACGAAGTGAGACTAAGGCGCAAGGCCAAGGTCGGCCTGCCTGCCAAAGTTTCTCCCTTTTTAATTGATCACCAAATCAGCCCGGAAACTGCGGCGTATCTGTCGTTGAAACTAACGATGGATCTACTCTCTCAAAGCACGAACCATTATTACGATCAGTTCTGCCGAAGGATCGGTGCTGTCATCGAAGACCACGCAAGGATGCAGGCGTTCCAAGCCCAGAGTAAGAACCTCAACTACGCCACCCGCCGAGTCAACACACGCCGGGCCAATAGCCGTGACGCAAGAAGGAAAAATCTTATTAAAGCCGAGAAGCTTGGTGGTCTTGTCTGGGATAGCTGGAATTTACGAACCAAGCAGGAAGTGGGTCAGTTTATGGCGCACTGTCTTAGAATTAGAACAGGATTGATCGAGTTCCCGGTGGTTGGTGCGGCCCCGAAGCTACAGAAGTTTGCACGGCTGACTGAATCAGCAGTCGAGTGGATGAAAGACCTTTTACATGAAGATACCCGGAAGTCATCCCTGACTCCACCAGCAGTTAAGGAACCTAGAAAGTGGTCGGGCGTATTTGACGGCGGGTACTACACCGATGCTCTCAAGTTTCCAGCAATCAAACTTAATTCTTCTAGGTATCTCAGAGATGCCAATGCGATAGAGCAACCCCGTGAATATGCCTGTCTTAATTCGTTGCAGAAAACCAAGTGGGCTGTCAACAACAGGCTCGCCGCACTAATTCAATACTGCTTAGAGGAAGATATAAAGATAGGAGGATTGCCCGGCCCGGAAGTTACCCCACCTGAAAGCCCATTCCCTCAGAAGAAGAAAAAGAGTGAGATGAATGAAGCCGAGTTGCAGGTTCTGAAGGAATATTCACTTCACGCAAGACGGGTCAGAGAACTCAACGCATCTAACCGATCAATACGCTTACACCTAATCCGTTGTATGCAAGCGGCGAGGGCTTATGAGTTTAAGGGATTCCACTACGTTTATTATTCAGATTTCAGGGGCCGAAAGTATCCCAGTTATTCACCGATGTCTCCCCAAGGCCCCGACTTTTCTAGGGCATTATTGCTTTTCCATAGGGGGTTGCCCATCCGATCCAAGGAGTCTGAACTTCTGTTCGCATCTCACGGCGCAGGGATGTACGGAAACGATAAAGTTTCCCTCTTAGAGAGACACAAGTGGGTGCAAGAGAACGAGCATATCATTGTCAAAGCCGCCGAGTCTCCCCTTGAGTGGCAGTGGTGGACCGAAGCCGACAAGCCTTTCCAGTTCCTAGCCTTCTGCATGGAGTGGGAGCGTTACACAATGAACAAGAAGGGATTTAAATCTCAGCTACCCATCCAGATGGATGGAAGTAACAACGGACTCCAACACTTTTCGGCCCTCATGCTTGACCCAGTAGGAGCGCACCTGACTAATCTGATGCCGAGTGAGGTTCCCCAAGATATTTACCAAGCGGTTGCAGATGAAGTGATTGAGTTGGTGGAAGCTGATGCACAACAAGGGCATTCCGTTGCAAAGGGTTGGCTTGAGTGGGGAGTGGACCGAAAGATTTGCAAGCGACCCATCATGATTATTCCCTATGGTGGCACTAAGACTGCCATGCGCCAGTACGTTTCCGAAATGGTTGAGGATGGACTTGCTGAAGGAAAGAAATATCCTTGGCAGGCAACAGGCCCACGACCTACCGGCTGGAAAGAAGCGGGTTACTTATCCGACCACATTGACAAGGCGATCCAGAGGACTATGGGGTGCGCTAATCAGGTCATGGATTGGATACGGGATGCCGCACGGGAGTATGCACACAACAGGTTGCCGCTAACATGGGAATCCCCTAGCGGGTTTAGAGTTCTTCAAAATTATCTCAAGGTAAACACTAGGATTGTTAAGACCCAACTAGATGGGAACTTCATCGCAACCCGAATGCCTTATGAGTCTGACGAAATCCAAACCCGCCGGGCAGTTCAAGGATCAAGCCCCAACTTTGTTCATAGCATAGACGCATCTCATCTAACTCACACTGTACTCGACTGCGCCGACCAGAAGGTTCACGACATGATGGTGATCCATGATTGCTTTGGAGTCCATGCCGCCAACGCAGGCAAGTTGATGAAGACTCTCAAAAAACAATTTGTGCAGTTGCACCAGCCAGATTTATTGCAAAATTTAAAAGACCAGTTGGAATCTTATGGCCCGACTTTGCCCCCGGTCCCGGTAAGAGGGGAGTTGGATTTGAAACAAGTTCTAAAATCTAAATATTTATTCTCATGAAACCCATCCCACTTCAGAAATCAAACTACCGAAGCAAGCTTGAAAAACAATACGCCGAGCTTCTGGATCTTCATGTTAAATCCGGGGTGCTTTTGGATGCGAGGTATGAAGCGATCAAACTGCGGATCGGAGACAACTTACACTGGACACCTGACTTCTTCCTGACTTATCCAGACCACTTTGAGTTCCATGAAACCAAGGGCTACCGAAGGACTTCAGCGATGGTAAAAATCAAGGCGGCGGCACAAATGTATCCGCATTTTAAATTTGTTATGGTCGAAGCAGATCCTTACCAAAAAGGGTCATACAAATACACAGACTTCAAAGCTTTTGAGGAAAAATAATGGGCTTAGTTTTAGAAAGAAAACTCAACGAAGAAATCATCATCTCATCGGACGGGCAAGAGGTGGCAAGATTTGCAGTGGTTCGTAAGATGGGTCAACGAAGGTTCCACATTCTCATAGACGCACCTGACAATGTTGCAATTACCAGAGGCCAAAGAATCAAATCCCAACCTAGTGAACTCCCCGAAGTGGATAAAAAGAGATGAAACTAATTTCATAGTGATACATAGTTCGCTGACCAAAGGCTCGGATGATGAAGGTGTGGAGTCAATGCGCTCCCTGCACATGAGACAAGGGTGTGTGGATGTTGGTTACCATTTTATTATTCGGCGTAACGGAGTGACCGATATAGGTAGGCCACTTCATGCACAGGGAAACCATTGCCCTCAAGTTGATGAGCAGTCAGTTGGGATTTGCTTGATTGGTGGTGGTGATAAAAACAGGAAGGCAAAAGCCCCTGATTATAACATTCCGCAAATGGAATCTCTTGCTTACATTTGTCTGTCTCTAGTGAGGATTTATCCTGAAGCGGAGATCGTTGGTCACAATCGGTTTAGTCCAGACAGCCGTTGCCCTGTCTTTAATATCCCCGATTGGTGGGCCGAAGTTTCCTATGAATTAAAACAACTAAACAAAACGATTCATGCCGATCAATTTCCCCTCTTTCAAGAACTACAAAAGGAAGATTGAAACTGTGAAAAAAGTTGATTTACCCGGCAGAGATTGGGGGATTCAGGAGCATTTAATGAATGAATTAAAACGCCTTTATCCCGACCAATCACCTAACCTTGAATGGGAAATAAAAGAGGTCTGGTATCGTGCCGGTCAGGTTTCAGTAGTTCGCAAACTTGAACAGATGCAAAAGGATTAATATGGCTTCAGCAACGGCAATAGCGACAAGCGCACTGGCCTTGTACAGTATTTATTCAGGCGAAGAAAGCCGCCGTCAGCAACAAGCGTCAGCTAAAAAAGCAAGTGAACGCCAAGAGAAACTTCAGGCACAACAAGAGAAACTTTCTGCGTCACAACAGGCTGACAGTAATATTGATCTCAGGAATGAACAACTCGCAGGCAACTTTCAAACACCCTACCTCAAAACCACAGGGCAACCTAAAGGCAACAGGGATCGCATGATCCGCCCGACTTTATCTCCCCGCAAGTCCTTGATGCTTGGTCATAGTCGAGGATTCCAGCCCGGTTATAATAAGCAGACTACATGAACGACCTTTGGGTTTTAGAAATTCTAAGACCCAACCCTTTCTGTACAAAAACTCCTCTGGTTTGCGATTGTGGGATTGACCAGAAGGAGGGCCTTGCCTTAATCAACGCCAGAGAAGCAAAGCTTTTAAAAGATGCGGGTGGTTCTGCAAGACCGATCCCCGGCACTATCGGTTTAGGCCCGCAAGGGGATGCCCTTCGGAGTTATGATGATGGGGGAAGCTGGTGGGATGCCGTATCCGATTTCTTTTCTGGGGATGATTCAAATAATAACAACAACGATACTGGTCAGCCTGACGATGGTGAAGAAGAATCAACAACGACAGATGAGGAAATTAAAAATTTAATTGAAACCACCGGGTATGAATTTGACTCTGGTGATGGTGGGAGTGGAGGAGATGGTGATGGTGAGGTTGATCTAACAAATGTTGAGGATTTAGAGGATGAGTATCGTATGGTCGGGGAAACGGACGACCAAGGAAACATTTGGGGAGAAGATGACCAGTGGCATGACTTGAATAGTGATAAAGGTCAGGAGATTTTATCTTATGCAGATACAAATATTCTGGATATTCCTAAAGGAACGATTTTAAAAGACCAGTATGGTGATGCTTTGCATGGATCTGTATGGGATGGCAATGATTGGCTCGCCATAAACAGTGATGAGGGAGCAGAGATTGTTGGTGAATTTGAAGTAGATGGAGAAATCCAAAAGTGGCGTGGCGATCTTGGCTGGATGTCTGATGATGCTTACCAAGAATACACAGGTCGCCCAGACAAAATGCGCCATTGGAGAAACGAGAATTTAGCATGGGATAAAAGCGAAGGTACATGGAAAGAGTTTTATGAAGATATAGAAGGAGGTGTCCATTGGACTTTAACCGAGGCAAATGAGGCCAGCGAAGGTGTCACCCGAAATGGTGGGCAGGAGGTTTATACCGATGGTGAGTGGGTCAGCATCTGGTCTGATGCAGGGGCCAAAGCCGCAGGCATCAAGAGAGGTGAGACACTTGCGGGATTTGATGGGACGGAGAAAACCGGGATCGTCTTCGATGGTGAGAAGTGGGTTGATGTCACTTCTTTGGAGGGAGCCGGTGTCCTAGATCAGTTAGCGGATGGGGCCACTTGGCGGGATGATGGGCTGTCTCAGGGATGGTACACGGATGACCAGTGGAATAATTTAATCAATGACCCGCAATATGGTGGGACGGCTGAAGAAGAAGGCACAGATTATCAAGATTTATTAGACGCTTCAGGCGCAGAGGAAGAGGAAGAAGAAGGAGGGGGAGAAGATGATGGACTCACCGATGAAGAAAACATTCAAGGCTTACTAGATCAGCCCGACCAGCCGGGGGGAGGGGAAGACGAGACTGATAACCAAGATGATACTACGGACGACACCACGGATGACCAAGAAGACGACACCGAAGATGACAAAATAGACGATACTAAAATTGAACCAGAGCCAGAGCCAGAGCCAGAGCCAGAGCCTCCACCAGTTATTCCACCCAAACCCCCATCAGAGCCACCAGAACCTCCACCAATATCTGACCCGGAGCCACCTGAAACAGTTACAGACACTGATTTAGAGGACGATACCGAGGAAGAAGAAGAAGATGATGATTTAATCCTTGATGATGGTCAATTAGACGATGGAGAAGAAGGTGAAGAAGACGATGAAATATGGGATGGCGATCACGAGGATGATTTACCCGATGATAATAATATAACGGGGCCGGGTACTGGTGGTGATGCCGATAATGACGATTGGGGAGATGATGATGATGACGATGACGATGACGATGACGATTGGGATGATGATACAAACAATGAAGATGACGATGATGACGATGATGACGATGATGATGACACTGGCGGCGATGACGGAGGAGGAGAAGAAGGCGATGATAGTGGGTTCAAGTTCACAGGCCCAGTAGGGGAAGCGGAATTTATCGGCCCATACCTCAAGACTCAAGCAGAGCTATCAAAACCGAAAAGAGTTAAACGAAAGACTTTATCACCACGGCGGGGCGTTGCTCTCAACCCGAACTATGTAACAACAACCGGCTTGAATATAGGAATTAGAAAGTGAACGAAGAAGACTTATCCATCAAAGCTAAATACGAACTGGCGGCGACCCACCGGCTTCCGTTTCTGGAACGAGCCAGAAAGTGCGCCGAACTGACCATTCCCACCCTCTACCCCAAAGAGGGTTCTAGCGTTTCGGCATCCTTCCCAACACCTTATCAGTCTTTGGGGGCAAGAGGGGTCAACCATCTCGCCGCCAAGCTTCTACTCACTCTGTTGCCACCAAACGCTCCCTTTTTCAAGCTCACACTGAACACTCAAGCTCGGTCTGAACTCGATCCTGAAACGACCAAGGGGGCAATTGACGAAGCAATGAACTCCGCAGAGCGTTCCGTGATGCGTGAGATTGAGAACAGTGCAACCAGAGTGCAAGCGTTTGAAGCCTTAAAGCATTTGATCGTAGCAGGGAACGTGCTTATGTGCTGGCCTGACCCGGATAAGGGGCGAATGCGGGTATACCCGTTAGACCGATACTGCGTATATAGGGACTTTGAGGGAAACGTCAGTGAGATTATTATTCGTGAAACCCTATCGCCTTTGATGCTCCCAGAGCAAGCAAAAGGATTGATCCCGAAAGAGTCCAATGTCTCCGATGACCCGGATCGTGAGATAGATTTGTTCACTTGCGTCAAGCATGAGGAAGAAGGGGGGTGGTCCGTCTATCAGGAAATCGAGGGGAACACTGTACCGGGATCACAGGGATTCTACCCAGAAGGCAAAACCCTTCCGTGGTTGCCACTAAGATATGACTTTGTAGATGGTGAGGACTACGGACGAGGACACATTGAGCAGTATTACGGCGACCTCAAGAGCTTGGAACAGCTTACCAAGGCGATTGTTGAGGGATCTGCCGCCGCATCTAAAGTTTTATTCTTGGTTTCTCCCAACGGGATGACCTCTGAGCAGGATCTTGCCGAAGTTCCAAACGGGGGGATTATTCCGGGCAATGCACAGGATGTAAGTGTGTTGCAGATGGAGAAGTTTAACGATTTTAAGATTGCAGACATTACCATTCAGAAAATATCGGAACGACTGAGCTATTCCTTCATGCTCAACTCTGCAATTCGGCGTGATGCCGAGCGTGTCACCGCAGAAGAAATCCGATTCATGGCGCAGGAACTGGAATCAAGTCTAGGAGGTGTGTTCTCCTTGCTCTCAACCAGTTTTCAGCTACCACTCGTCAGAATCATCTTGGACAAACTTGAGTCCAAAGGGGAACTTCCCCCACTTGATGATGAGACTGTTCGCCCTCAGATCGTTGCTGGCTTAGAAGGGCTAGGACGGAATGATGATCTGAACCGGCTGACCGAGTTCTTGAACGATATTAATCTTGTTTCACAATCGCAGGGTATTCAGGCCGAGATGAATCTTGGCGAGATTATCAAGCGTGTTGGTGCGGCAAGAGGGATTGAAATGAAGGGCATGGTCAAGACGGAAGAACAGAAACAAAAGGAGCAACAAGCATCTGAAGAAAGAAAGAAACAAGAACAGTTCTTTGAGCTTCTTAAAACGGCATCACCTGAAATCATTAAGCAGTTTGGCGGTCAATTCGGCGGCGAGCAGGGGATGGAAGGAATGATGCCTTCACCGAACCAACTAAGTTAATATGCCAGAAGTACAAACCACTCCGACACAAGCCCCTGAATCTCAGGATTATATCAATGAAATGGTCACAAAAGCTGATGACCAAGAGCAACCTCCTGAAAGGCTGGACGGGCAGATAGCACAACCAGAAAGGCCCGATTGGTTGCCAGAAAAATTTAAGAGTGCCGAGGATATGGCGAAAGCCTATTCGGAGCTTGAATCAAAAATGGGTTCCCAAACCCAACCAGACCCCCCAGAGGCCCCCGTACAAGAGCTTACCGAGCAACAGGCTACGGAGATGATGAGTGAAAAGGGGTTGGATTATCAAAAGTATCAAAAAGAGTTCTCAACTAATGGTGAACTCACTCAAGAGTCTTATAAAGAATTAGCTGAAAGCGGTCTTCCGAGGGAGATGGTGGACGGCTATATTAAGGGCCAGCAATCGCTGGTCGAACAGGCCCGTGAAGACGGCTTCAAAATTGCCGGTGGCGAAAAACAGTTCAACGCAATGATGGATTGGGCAGAAAAGAACCTCTCCCCTGCTGAGATTGAACAGTATAATTCTATGCTGACAAACGATGCGGAGAAGAATCGATTCGCCATGAGATCACTGGCGGCATTGTGGCGACAGAATAGCGGGCAAGCACCTAATTTAATTTCTGGAAAGCGTAACAGCAAAGCGGCTTCAAGCTTCCGTTCTTGGGAGCAAATCAGCGAGGCGATGCGAGATCCGAGGTATCAAAACGATCCTGCTTACCGCCAATCGGTTGAGCGCAAGGTTATGCGATCCAACCTACCGGGGTAATTCACTTCCAAGTTAACAAAAGCACAGTCTGACCCTCTGCGGAGAGATAATCTTATTGTAGCTGAGTGACCAAGGAAGGCGTTTTAATCCGTCTTTTAAATCACAAACCATAGGATTATTTATGGCTAATGCTACTGTATCACGTTTAGGACAAGCCCAAGCAACGGGTGATGTTCTAAGTCTCTTTTTGAAGGTCTTCAGTGGTGAGGTTCTTACCACGTTTGATGAACTAAACCTGATGAAGAATCTTCACATGACGAGGACTATTTCTTCAGGGAAGTCGGCACAATTTCCCGTTTTAGGGACCACAAGTGCCGAGTACCATTCTCCCGGCACAGAGATTGTTGGAACCGCTATCAAGCACACTGAAAGGATCGTGCATATTGATGGTCTTCTGATCTCTCATGTCTTCATTTCCAATCTGGATGAAGCAATCAATCATTACGATGTAAGGCAACCATACGCCCACCAGCTTGGTCAGGCTCTTGCGAACAAGTTCGACAAGAATTGTCTGATTCAGGTTCATAATGGTGGCGGTCAGACGGCTAACATCACAGGCGGGAAGCCTAGTGCGGCAAATGCGATAGCACTTGCGGCTGATGGTGATGACGTTGATGGCGATAAGCTCGCCGGTCATGTCATGACAATGGCTAGAATGATGGATCAGAATGATGTTCCAGAAAATGACCGATATGTGGTCTTTGATCCCATCCAATACTACAAGATCGTTGAAGGCACTAAAGCCCTCAATCGTGATTGGGGTGGTTCTGGTTCATTTGCAGAAGGTGAAGTTCTGAGGATTGCAGGAATTAACGTCCTGAAGTCCAATCATCTCCCACCTTTGTCTAATGTGACAAGCCATGACACAAACATGATTCAAACCAATAATAGTTATATTGGTGATTTCAGGAAGTGTCTTGCAGTCGGATTTCATAAATCAGCTATCGGAACAGTTCAGTTAATGGGCTTGAAGGTAGAATCTGAGTATGACATTCGCAGACAAGGGCATTTAATGGTGGCAAAGTTCGCTCTTGGAACGAACTGGCTCCGTCCTGAGTCATGTTATCAGATCAATTATGGCGCAAACCAAACAGCAAGAACCTAATCTTGCTTTTTAGGGGGCTTCGGCCCCCTTTACCCTCCTTACACACAATCAAATGCCTACAGTAGTCGAGAACCCTAAACTTGAAGCAGTTAATGTCATGCTTTCGGTTATCGGGGAGGCCCCGGTAAATAGCTTGAAGTCAGGTCTTGCAGATGCGGAAGCGGCAGAGAGGATCTTAAACCGGGTGAACAAGGAAGTGCAGACCGAGGGGTGGACTTTCAACACACTCAGGAAATACTCACTCATTCCTGATTCTACCAAGAAAATTATTCTACCCTCCAACACACTGAAGCTAACGTGCGTTGATAGTTCTAGGGATTACCCTTTGGTACAGAGGGGCTTGCGACTTTATAACTACGAGAAACACAAATACACCATCGGGGATGACTACGATGAGGTGAAAGTGGACTTGGTTGAGGAAATTGACTTCAACGATGACCCCACTGAAGAAAACAACTCTCTCCCTGAATATGCCCGGCGATATATAGCCATCAGAGCATCAAGGGTGTTTATTGGGAGGTATCTGGGTTCACAGGAAATTTACGGCTTCAGTGAAAAAGATGAAGCATTGGCAAGGGTTGGGATGAAGCAGGCCGAGGGGCTTGTTGCCAAACGCAGTATATTCGACCACTTTCCCCGTGGGGAATACAACCTTCATGAAGCATATCACAGGCTAATCTAGTGGCTTTAATTAACGATAGTTTCCCTAATTTTGCTGACGGGGTTTCGCAACAACCTATGGTCTTGCGCCTTCCTACTCAGGGAGATGCTCAAGAAAATGCGATCAGCGACCCGGCACAGGGGTTAAGCAAACGACCATGCACAGAACATCTTGCCAAGATTGGTGATGTTACTACTGCCAACTCGTTTGGTACAACCATTATCCGTTCTGCGACAGAATCATATTTTCTACTTATTAGACCAAACCAACCTCCTACAATTTACGACACTTCTGATGGGTCGGTTGTTTCAGTAAACATCTCTGAACCTGATGATCACCCCATAACTACGCTTGTAAAAACTGTTGAGCCAGATCATCACGCTGTAATTACCACCCCATCAGCGCATGGATTAAGTGTAGGGGATAAAATACAAGTAAACTCTGCGGAAGTGACCAGTGGCACTAACTATTACAACGGAGAATTTATAACCATTTCTGGCACGACAGGGACAACCATCAAATACGAAATGGCAGGGTCTCCTTCTGTCAATGCTTCAGGTTCTCCAACTTATGCCAAGGTTTACACAAGTGGATCTGATTACAACAATGTTTGTGATTATGTAAAGGATTCAACCCCAGTAACCAACCTCCGCACTGTTTCAATTGCAGATGAAACCTTCATTCTCAATAAAACGAAACAAGTCGAGAAGTCCAGCACTGTCACCACCAACCGAGCTTTTTATGAAGCGGCAGTCTGGGTCAGGATTGGAGATTGGGGAACGACTTATACAATTACATTTCAGGGAGATAAAAAATTCACCCATTCTGTTAAAAGCACAGATGATTATGATGATGCCGACAGTATCAAAGAGTCTGATACCACGACCAAGGAAATCACAGCACAACTTGTAAAAGCCTTAAATAACAATACAACCCCGACATATTCTAATGGGGAGGTGAGTTTTACTGTCACCCATT